ATATAATACAATATTACTGATGAAAATAAAATTGACTAACTGTAATATTTCTTATTGACATTTATCACTAAACGTGATATTATATAACCGTGGTAAGGACGAGAGCTTACCGAACAAGCCTCCGGCACTATCGGATGGAACAGGCTACCCGGTCCGCGGTGATAGCGACCAGATACAAGCCCGGAGAGCTTGAAAGAAACCAGTCCCCCCGCCACTAACGGATGGCTACCGGATGAAACAGGCCAGAGGGGCGCGGATAGCGCGGGGGGCTGGAAAACAAGGAGGGCGACACCATGAAGTACAACCTCATGCAGATCATGACCAGGGCCTGGAAAAACTATCGCAAGGGTGGCATTTCCTTTGCGGAAGCCCTTCATCGTGCATGGCTGAGCGCGAAGGCGGAGCCCATCAATCAGGCCCGCGTTGAGGCCGCGAAAAAGGCCGCCGGCGTGCAGGAAGAAACCGACACCTGGAAAGGTTGGAAGGACAGAGGTTATGAAGTGATTCACGGCAGCAAGGCGCTGTTTCAGGTTGTCCTGATTTATGGCAGCAAGGGAGACGGCGCGACCTATAAGGCTTCCTACTTTTGTGCTTCTCAGGTGGCTGCCTGCTAAAATTTTTTTGCCCAAGATTATCACTTATAGTATTTTTCGTATTTACAATTATTACTATTTGTGTTATTATTAACACAGTGAGTAATGGAGGTGATCACTATGGTTAATAATTTGGAAAAAATCAGGAAAGCAGCCGGATTAACTCAAGCTCAGCTTGCAGAGCGCCTAAACGTGCAGCAAAGCACAATTAGTCTCATCGAAAGCGAAAAAAGAAATCCTTCGATTGAATTGCTTCTTGAGATTTCCAAAGTGTTGAGCTGCAGCCTTGACGACCTGATCGGAAAAAGCGCATGAGGTGACCGTCATGGTAGAGAACAAAATCCGACAGAGCCTATGGGAGAAACGCATCACCCAGGCGGAGATCGTCCGTCAGCTGGCCGACGTCAACGCGGTGCAGTTTTCCGCGATTACGGCGGGCAACGTGCTGCCCACCAGGGAAACGATGGATGTGATCTGCCGGACGCTGGATTGCCGCCCGACGGACCTGTACGAGCGGGAAGATCTGATTCTGACCGGAGAAAAGCCGGAGCAGCGGAGAGCGAAGGCCGTCTCCCCTGAGGAAGAGAAAGAGGACCACGACGGGATGGAGCGGTTCCGGGTATGGCTGAAACCGGAAGAAAAGGAAGCCCTGATCCGGGCCTGCGCGGTGCTCGGGTACAGGAATACGTCGGAGTGGTTCCGGGAAGCGTACCGGGAGGCGTTGAACCGCTGCGCGGCGATCATCAACGCCATACCCCGGGAAGAAGCGGAGGTTGCGGCTGCCGCCGGCGCTGAACACTACACCATTGCGGATATTCCGCACCGGCTGCTGTCTGGCGCCTTGAAGAAATTGTAACTGATTTGGTGGTGATTGGCTATGGCGGTTTTTACAGGAGCGGACCTGCGGGCGTGGCGGGAAGAGCAGAAAATCACGGCGGCGGACCTCGCGGAGCGCATTTCCGTGGATGCCACCACGCTCTACCGCTACGAAAGCGGCAAGCTCACGCCGAATCCCGATGTGATGTATGAAATCTGCGCCGCCCTGGGCGACGTGGACAAATGGACCACCTGGATGCGCACCGAGTTTCCGGCCAGCTATGGCAGGGTTCACCCCGAAACGTCGGCCTATTCCCTGCCGGGCGCGATGATGTCCATGTTTGCTGAAATGCGGGACGTGCACGATCTGGAGCGGGAAGCCCTCCGGGACGGGGCCAGCGGATCCATCGACAACGCGGATATGAGGAAGCAGCTGGAAAAGGAAGTCACTGAAATGATCCAGGCCGCCCAGCGGGTGCGGTCGCTGATGAAGGAGGTTTCGCGGGATGGAAAACCGTTTGCTGGATAAGTACGAAGTCGCCGCGATGATCGGCGGTATTTCCCCGCGCACCGCTTCGGACCTGATGCTGACCATGCCCTGCATCAACGTGAGCACCGGCGAACAGCGCAAGCGCCTGAGGGTGTACCAGACGGACCTGGAAACCTGGCTGGAAAAGCGGAAGGCTCCCGCTTGCTCCGCATCCCTTCCGGCCCAGGCCCGGACAAGGACGGCTGGCAGAAAACACACCAGGGACGAGGGGCTGGACGAAAATGGCTTCATTCTCAAAAGGCACTCAGGCAGATAGGCCGCTTGTCAGGGCGGCGCGGAGGTCCGCGCAGGACATGAGAGAAGAGCGGGTCAAAATGATCCGCCGTCATGCTCCGCTGGCCGTGATCCAGGCCCTGGACCGGAGGATCGCGGAAGCGGAAAGAATCATGAGGGAGGGCGACGCGAATGAAATATCTCATCGTGGATGACGAAACCGGCGAGATCATCGGAGAGTGCGCCGGAACCATGCAGGAGGCGCGGGACATGTTCCGGGGCATGGCGGAGGCTAAAGAGTTGCTGGGGCAGGATGACGGGCACACGTGGAGCCTGTACGAAAGGGTGAGCTTATGAACGAGTATGTGGAGCTGGTACGAGATACCGAGGAAATGACCCGGCGGATGATCCTCAAATGGGACATCATTTCCATCATCCTGATTGTCCTGATGGCCCTGCTGGCGGTCATCGGCCTGCGGCTGATCTGGGAAGAGCACAGGGACCGCCGGGAAGCGAAACTGCGCGAGACGGTCGGCGGGGACGAATACAGGCCCCAGGTGTCCGACGATGTACAGATAGCCCCGGACGGCACGGTGTTCCGCCGGATGGGCGTACCGCAGGAAGTGAAATAAACGGGCTCCGGCCCGAAACCCTATGAAAGATAGGAGGCTGTGACATGCAGTTGATCATTGAGAAGATGCTCATCGAAAATTTCAAGGGTACGAAGCGCCTGGAGCTGGCCTTCGGCAAGAACACCGCCATCTACGCCCGGAACGGCCTGGGCAAGACCACCATCGCCGACGCCTTTTATTGGGTGCTGTTCAACAAGGATTCCGCCGGGAACGCCCCGGGCAGCGACAACTTCCGGGAAAAGCCCCTGGACGCTGCGGGCGAGGAAATCCACAACCTGGAAACCAGCGTCACCCTTTCCTGCCGGCTGGACGGCGCGCCGTTCGTCCTGCGGCGGATGCAGAAGGAAAACTGGGTCAAGAAGCGCGGATCCGCGAACCCGGCCTTCCAGGGCAACGTTTCCACCTACTGGATCAACGACGTGGAGACTGGGGCGACGGAATTCCGGCGACGGATCAACGCCATCGCCGATGAAGACACCTTCCCCATGATCGCCACTATGAGCGCTTTCAATAATGCTGACTGGAAGAAGCGCCGGTCGATCCTGCTGAGCATGAGCGGCGCGGACGTGGACGCCGCCCTCTGGCAGCGGGAAGAATACGCGGCCCTGGGAGAAGAATGTAAGAGCCGCAACGTCCCCGTGGAGGACATCCGCAAGGTGCTGCAGGACCAGCTCCGGGGCCTTCGGAGGGACGCGGAAATGATCCCTGTCCGCATCGACGAGGCCAGCCGGTCCATCCCGGACGTGACGGAGGAAGAGGCGCGAGAGGCGGAGCGGAAGATCGCGGAAGGCGAGGAAACCGTCTCGAAGCTGGATCAGCTGATCGCCGCCGAAAAGGCCGGTATCTCCGGCGCGGATGACACCATGGCGCGGATCGCCGCCATCAACCGGCAAATGCTGGCCATGCAGGACGCCGGGAAAAATGAGCGCAGGCTGGAAGCGGAGAAGATCACCCGGGAAATCAAAATGCGGGAAGATATGGCCATCCAGTCCACCCACCGCCTCGCCGCCGTCCAGGCCGATCTGGAGAGGGCGCGAAAGAGCGCGGAGGCGGGAGAGGCCCAGCTGGAAAAGCTCCGCGCCGAGTACAGCGCGGTTTACGCCAAAAAGTACGTGGACGAGGTCAGCGCGGTTTGCCCGACCTGCGGGCAGGCCTTACCGGCCGATCAGGTGGAGAGCGCCCGGGAGGCCGCGAAAAAGACCTGGCTGGAGCAAAAGAAGAACCGCCTGGAGCAGATCAAAAAGTCCGGCGAGGATATCAAGGCCCGGGTCGTGACGGACACGGATTTCTGCCGGTCCCTGGCCCAGGAAAGCGAGCGCATCGAGAGCGCCAATGCGGAGAACGGGGCCGTATTGACCGCCCTTCGGGAGAGCCTGGCGGCCCTTGAAAAAAAGCCCCTTCCCCACCTGGAGGACGAACACTTCCGTACCCTGCAGAAGGAAATGGAAGACCTGGCCGCCGGCCGGACGGAAAGCCCTTCCGACCGAATCCGGAATCTGGAAGCGGAGCGGGCGGAGGCGGCGCAGACCGTCGAGCGTTACAAGACCGTCCTGACCCGCAGGGACCAGGGAGCCGCCGCCCAAAAGCGGGTGGAGACTCTGCAGACCGAGCACAGGCAGGTCGGCGAAAGGATCGCCGACGTGGAAAAGCTGGTGATGCTGGCCGAGAAGTTTGTGACGGACCGCTGCGGTCTGCTGGAAGAATCCATCAACAGCCTGTTCCCCACCATCCGCTGGAAGCTGTTTAACACCCAGATCAACGGCGGCATTACCGACACCTGTGTCTGCCTGATCCCCTGCCGCGGCGCTCCCGTCCCTTACGCCACGGCCAACACGGCCTCCAAGCTGTACGCGGACATCGAAGTGATCAACGTGCTGTCCCGCTTCTACCACACCGAGCTGCCCCTGTTCTTTGACAACCGGGAGCGCGTCAATTTCGTGCCGCGCACCGAAGGCCAGATCATCACCCTGAGCGTTTCCGAAGACGAGGAAATGCGGGTGGAGATAAATTAAAATCCTGCCCGACCGGGCGGAGAATACGGAGGTATTTATCATGTCGGAAACTCAAGCTGTTCAGGCGAAAAAACTGAACCCCGCCGCGCTGATGAAAAAGTATTGCAGCAGCGAAGCCATCCAGACCAAGCTGGCCGGGATGCTGGGCGAATCCAAGAACACCTTCCTGGCTTCCCTGATGGACCTGTATACGAGCGACAGCGTCCTGATGGCCTGCGACCCCGTACAGGTGATGCAGGAGGCCATGAAAGCCGCCGCCCTCAGGCTGCCCATCTCGAAGGCCCTGGGCTTTGCCTACATCGTGCCCTTCAAGGACGCCAGCGGCACCCCTATTCCCACCTTCATCATGGGCTACCGCGGATATATTCAGCTGGCCATGCGCACGGGCCAGTATAAGAGCATCAACGCGGATTGCGTGTATGAGGGCGAAATGGTCCATTACAACCGCGTCACCGGCGAAATGAAGATCACCGGCGAGGCGACCAGCGACAAGGCCATCGGTTATTTCGCCTATTTTGAGATGCTGAACGGGTTTTACAAGGCCATCTTCTGGACCCGGGAAAGGGTCACCGAGCACGCCAAGAAGAAGAGCAAGAGCTGGAAGAGGCAGAATTCCCCATGGCATACCGATTTTGACGCCATGGCCTGCAAGACCATGCTGCGGCAGATCCTGAGCAAGTATGGTTTCATGAGCGTCGAGTTCATGAACGCCCTGGCCCAGGACGTGGACGACGAAGTTTCAAACGAAGTGAAGGCCAACGGAAACGGCGCTCCCCTGGTAATCGACGAACCGCTCCAGGCCCTGCCCGCGACGGACAAGGAAGAGGCCGCGGCGGCCGGGGAAGCCGTGGACCAGGAAACCGGGGAAGTGCTCCCGGCGGAAAGCCCCGCCCCCGCTGCCGAAGAGCAGATGGCGCTTGAAGGCCTTTCCGAAAAGCCGGACTTCTGATGCGGCTGAAAGTGCTGTCCACGGGGTCCAGAGGGAACTGCTATTTGCTCCAGGATGATGATCACACCCTCATCCTGGACGCCGGCCTCCCGGTCCGCCGGATCATGGAGGGGATCGAGAGGCCCGGCTCCGTGGTCGGCTGCCTGGTCACCCATGAGCACATGGACCACGCCAAGGCCATGACGGAACTGGCGGGCCGGGGAATCCGGGGGTATGCCAGCGGCGGCACGTGGAGAGCGATCGGCGGCGGCCCGATATGGAGCGCCATCTGGGTAATGCCCGGAACCAATTTCAGCGTCGGCGGCTTTACGGTGAAGCCCTTCTCCACGGAGCACGACGCGGCGGAGCCTCTGGGCTTCCTGATCCGAAACGACCGGACCGGCGAAACCCTCCTCTACGCCACGGACACCTACTATCTCAGGCACACCTTCCCCGGCGTCCATTACTGGCTGATTGAGTGTAATTACGTGGACGACCTGGTGGACGGCATGATGTTCGGCGGGCAGATGAGCCTGGAGCTTCGGAACCGTTTGAAAAAGAGCCACCTGTCCCTGGACCGCCTGAAAGAAGCCCTGAAAGCCAACGATTTATCCGTTACCAGAAAAATCATCCTGTGCCACCTGTCGGATCTCCGGTCCGACGAGGCGAGGATGACGCAGGAAATAGCAGCCCTGACCGGGATCCCCGTTGCCGCCGCCGATGCCGGAATGGTCATCCCCCTGGAGCTGACCCCCTTTTAAGCCGGAGCAAAAGAAAGGATGTGGAAACATTGCCCTCCCGTGAAATCAAATCCCTGGATCAGGTGATGAACGGAGCCGTCAACGAACGGTTTCAGGCCGAGCTTTCCAAGGTTTGGCAAAACATCTTTGATCCCAATACCAACCCCGAGCAGAAGCGCAGCGTAACTTTGACCTTTACTTTCAAGCCCAATCAGAACCGGGACGCCGCATCGATGTCTTTCAACGTGAGCAGCAAGGTAGCTTCTCCGATCCCGGTACAGCAGACGGTCCTGATGTACCAGCGGGATGATGGCAGCGTCATCGTCACCGAGAGAACCGAGCAGATCCCCGGCCAGCTGGATATGGAAGGCCATGAGCAGCGTGTTCCCCGTGTGGTGGAGTTCTCTCCGCCGCACTTGGAAGCAAATTAAAGAAAGGAATCAGAAAACATGAGTGAAGAACTGAAAAGCGGCGAACTGGAAATGATCCGGAGCGAAAACCTGGCGAACCTGGCGAAAACCCTGATCGATATTGGCGCGGATGCGAAGGAAGCCAGGATCCGCGCCGAGGAAGAGCCCAAGGTGGTGATGGTCTATGACCGGCCTCACCTCTATAAGGACGGGGAACTGGAAGAAATCCCCGTGCCGGAACCGGTTCGGGAATATCACCCCGACGTGTTCACGCCGTACACCCTGCAAGGCCTGATCGACTGGCTGAAAGCCGATACGGATAAATTGTTCACCCCTGACAAGCCCGCCGCCCTGGTTGTCGTGGAAAGCCCCAACTGTGTGTCCGTATACAGCGAATTGCGCGGCTCCAGGAAGGAGCGCGTAAAGTATGCCGAATGTCGTTACAATTCCCCCCGTATTCCGCTCAACGAGTTTGTGGATTCCGAAACCCTGGGCGTGATCATCCAAACCTGTGTGCTGCAGGATGACTACCGGGACGCCGTTCTCAAAGTGGTCAACAACATGAAGGAAGAGCAGAGCGAACGAACCAGCGACGACGGAATCAGTCAGCGCGTCACCGTGAGCGCCGGCGTAGCGGAGGTGGACACCACCATTTTTAAGAACCCCGCCTGGCTGCGTCCCATGCGCACGTTCACCGAAGTCTCCCAGCCGATCAGCGCCTTTGTGGTCCGTTTCAAAGAAGGCAAGCGGGCGGCCCTGTTTGAAGCGGATGGGGGCAAATGGAAAACAGAAGCCGTTCAGACCGTCGCTACCTTCCTGAAGGATGCTTTGAAGGGCCTGAATCTGGTCGTAATCGGTTGATGATTGCCCTGTGGTCCTGCGGGCTGTTGATGGCCTGCAGGGCCGCAGGAGGAAACGGTGGAAAGCTGGTGAGTGTATGTGCCCAACCGAATCTTGAAAGAAAGTATCTGTACGAGTGAAACCATCGACCAGCTCAGCGCGTTTGAAGAAACCTTCTTTTACCGTTTGATTGTCAACTGTGATGATTACGGGCTGATGGACGCCCGGCCGGCCATTCTCAAAAGCCGTCTGTTTCCCCTGAAAGAAATTCGCACCCAGCAGATTGAAGATGCCCTCCGTAAGTTGACCTCTGCGGAACTGGTGAGTACCTACGTTGTAGATGGAAAGCCCTTCCTACTGATGAATACCTGGGACCGACATCAACAGATCCGTGCTGCGAAAGCGAAATTTCCAGGGCCGGATGGCAAATATCCCTCAGGCGGCAAGGCGGTGAAGACTTCTGATATCATCCGAAATCAAATGATATCAAACGATGGCAAATGTTCCCGTAATCCAATCCAATCCGAATCCGATACGTTGAAAGAAACTCCCCTGACGGGGAGTAAAGAAAAAGCCGGTGCCAAGACCGGCGCGAAGGCTGCCGGCGCTGACGCGCCTGACCGAGCTTTTGACACGTTCTGGGCCGTTTATCCCAGGCGGGAGAATAAGCAGGCGGCCAGAAAGGCTTTCGTGAAGATCCATCCGGATCCGGAGCTTCTGGAAGTCATGCTTTCCGCCGTGCAGCGGCAGAAACAGACCGAGCAATGGTCGGACCCGAAGTACATTCCTCACGCGGCCACCTGGCTGAATGGCAGGCGGTGGGAGGACGAGCCGGTCAAGGCTGCCGCACCCGTGCCTGTGAAGCAGGTCAGCGCCCAGCGGTATACGCAGCGGGACTACGACGAACAGGAGCTTGAAAAACGGCTTGGTGTCAACGACCTGTTTGCCAAGGAGCCGAAGGAGGCGAAAGCGTGAAATACTATATGGGCATTGATCCCGGGAAGAGCGGCGCTCTGGCCGTCATCGGGGAGGATCGGCGGATCTTCGAGGTTGTCCCCTTTAACCGGGAGGCTTACCTGGAGGCTGCGCAGACGTATTTCGGGCTGGACGTCATCTGCTGCCTGGAGCACGTGGCCGCCATGCCGGGCCAGGGGGTTACGTCCATGTTTTCCTTCGGCGAAAACTTCGGCTGGCTGCAAGGCGTCCTGGAGGCGCGCCGGATCGGTTATCAGCTGGTCCGGCCCCAGGTCTGGAAAAAAGAGTTTTCCCTGAACAGTTCCAAACAGCTTTCGTCCGAGGCTTGCCGCCGGATCTTCCCCGACGCGGGGAACTGGCTCCGCAGGACCCCGAAATCCCGAAAAGACGACGACGGGATCGCGGAAGCCCTCTTGATGGCGGAATATGCCAGGAGGCATTTCTGACCGAGAAATCGTCTGTTGTATGATTCCAAAAAGGAGTGTGCCGATAAATTACCCCTCCGGAAACGCATGGATGTTCTCCGGACGGCGGATAAAATTATAGGAGGGTTTATACCATGACAGCTCAGAAAAAAGTTTCCGAAGTGATTGAAATCAAGCCCGTTGAGATTCGCACCGTCAACGTCCGCGTCCGCGGTACTGCGCCACTCATCATGCACAAGTGGTCTGAAAAGGCCAAGAAGATGATCCTTGACAAGCAGACCAAGGCCACCAAAACCAAGGGACATGATCTTAAGGTTCCTGTGGCGGACTTCATTTCCTCCGCTTATTGGATCACGCCGGAGCCTGTCGGTTCCACCGACGAAGAATGTGAGCTGGCTTTTGAACAGGCCGTGGAAAACGGCGCCCGTTGGGGCTTCCCGGTCACGGCCATCAAACAGGCCACTATCATGGCCGCTTCCCGTAATGACATCGACATCAAGACCACCACCCTGCGCGGCTGCTTCTTTATCAAGGGCGAAGGTCCGGACATGCTGGCGGAAGTGAAGGGTTGCGTCCCCCATATGCGTGAGGATATGGTCCGCGTCGGCGGTATCAGCAAAACGGCGGATATCCGTCACCGTGCCCAGTTTGATGAATGGTATATGGACTTGGAAATCTCCTACAACGTCAACGGTCCTATCACCCTGGAACAGATCGTCAATTTGATCAATCTCGGTGGTTTCACCTGTGGCATTGGGGAATGGCGTCCGGAACGGGACGGTTCCTTCGGCACCTATGTAGTGGAAGCCCAGTCCGTTTAAATCCATCCTTGAGTTTGGCAGGCGAGGCAAGGTATGGTGGGTTCCGTCAAGGTCGGCTCAGGTTCGGTTCGGCTGGCATGGCGGGGTCTGGAACGTCTGGGTGATGTCAGTTTGGTCCGGGCGTGGCTGGTATGGAGTGGAAAGTTGTGTCGCGGCGTTGTCGGGTGTGGTAACGTCCGGCGAGGCACGGCATGGCGAGGCGTGGCAGGCATGTTCAGGTATGGCGAGGTGTGCAAGGTCGGGTGTGGAGAGGCCGGGTCTGGAAGGGCTGGTACGGCAAGGCAGGAGAGGCGAGGCTCGTTCGGGCGCGGATAGTTCCGTTTAGGCATTGCATGGTATGGCAGGCTACGCGAGGTAAGGTATGGACAGGAATGTTAAGGTGTGGCTGGGCAGGCACGGTAAGGATTAGAGCGGATTGGCAAGGCGCGGTAACGCTTGGTGAGTTTGGGCGTGGCTGGGCAGGCATGGCGCGTTATGCAACAGCATGGCGAGGCGTGTTTAGTCAGGGCATAAACAGTATGGCATGGCAGGCGTGGAAAACGTCAAACGAAAGGGAGGATCAAAATGGTTTACAAGTGGAAAACGGGATCAAGGTTTAAAACGGACGTAAACGTTGCAGTTGGGGTGATGAGTGAGCTGTCGAAAAATGGCAGACTGACTCCGGAAGCTCTGGTGGAGGCCAGCCGTCCGGAGGATGCTCCGCTCCACTGCGAGTTCGAGTGGGACGATGCCAAGGCCGCTGAAGAATGGCGGAAGCAGACGGGCCGGGTCATGATCGGCTCCGTTGTCTATATCCAGGAGGATCAGCCGAAGATGCCGCCTGTCCGTGCCTACTATCATATCGAGCAGAAGGAATCTGTATACGAGCCGATTGAGGTTATTCTCCGAAACGATGAAAAAGCGGACAAACTCTTCCGCCTGGCTGTCAGGGAATTGTCTGCTTTCCGGGACAAGTACGCTTCCATTAAGTCCTTTGCTTCTCTCTTCCGGGAAATCGGCAAGCTGGAGCAGATGACCATTTCCGCTTAGCGGAAGGTGATCGTTTTGACAATTTATGACGTGAAACGGAACAAGAAAACAGTTGATTAGAAAGGAGTGTGCCGCATGAAAAGAGCCGCAGATCAAGCCCTCCGTAGTCAGATCGGCGTGAATATTCGCCGTATCCGGGAGGCCAGAGGCATGAGCCGACGTGCCTTTGAAATTAAAACGGGCATTAGTCCTTTCACCCTGCTCAAATGGGAGCGCGGCGAGTGCAGCCCTGACCTGGACACAGCGGTCCGTATGAGCCGTGTGCTGGACGTTCCGGTCGGCCGCTTCATTGCCGAGAGGGACAGGCCGGGCGCCGTGACCGAGCTGGTCGATATGCTGCTGGACGCCGCCGAAGTGGAAGGCTGCAGTGCCCTTGGCAATCTGCTCCGGGACGCCTCCGAACAGATTTGTGTCCTGGAGGAAAGAATCGCGATCATGACGGAGGACGAAGACGATGAACCGTGAGACCTGGCGCGACATCAAGCGCATGAACTGGCGGGAAGCGGAAAAAGCCATTCATGAGGTCTACGACCCCTACGTCAGCCAGGCTTCCCAGTACGCCTACAACAACGCCTGGACCAGCATGATGCTGGCCCTGGTGGACCGCTTCCCGGAGCTGATGACCAAGGAAATCCTTCACAGCATCGCCGTGGACACCCTGGAAATCAGCAACGGCGTGGACGTCCCTTCCATCCTGGCCGAACGCCTGAAAGAGCGCACGGGCTTTGATATCCTGGAGGCGACGGACGAAAGCGATCTGCCCTATATTCCCAAGGAGGCCCAGGATGGATGCTGAAACAGTGGTTCAATCCCTTGAAAAGGGGATCCGTCTGGCCGAGGCTGCCGAAAGCGGATGGGTATGGATTACCATTGAGCAGGCCAGAGGGGCGCTGGAGATACTGAAGGAGGGCAAGGACGATGCAAAGTGAAGCGTTTCTGAAAGATCAGTTCCAGGCAGACAAAGATCATTCGACCGCCGGCTATCCCAAATTTGAAATCCTGGTCGGAGACCACTCCGTCAAGAAAGTGATCATGAACGGGATGGAGCTGCCAGCGGTGGCGATCATTGACCTTTTCATGGACAAGGATAGCCTTGCCGAAGTGTATATCATGTTTGTTACCCCGCCGGAGAATATTCGAGTGTTCGAAAAAACGGAGGAAGACAATGGCTGAGTATCAGAAGACGGTCAGAGGCCTTGAGTGCTGCATCCTTCGCAATCCGGAGGATAAGCCCAGGTGTGGTGAATGTGAGTATGAGGGCAAGTGCGTCAACCGTCTGATGATGGACGCTTTGGAGCTGCTGAAGAAGCAGGAGCCGGTCGAACCGATCAGGATGCACCATACAGCAGATAAGTATGGAGATCATTACAAGTGCAAAATTTGCGGAAGCGATCTGTATTTTGAACAATGTTTTTGTGACTGCTGCGGAAGGGAGACTAAGTGGGATGAGTGGAAGGATGACTGCTGACAATTTGCTTGAAATTGCCCAGAAGATGGCCGATGAAAAGCTCGCCAAAGAAAAACAGCTCGTAACAGAAAAAATAAATAGCGAGCTAAGTGACGTCGAAAAAGCTATCGAAATGGTTCGTTCCGGGCTCTGCTATAAAAAAGTAGATGAGTATGGAGTTAATCGATATTTATTCGCAACGGAAGAAATGCTCGTCCATGACTATCTTTCCGAACCGGAAAATACCTATACACCCAAGGGCATACGTTTTAGCGATGATCGTGAAAGAGACCGATATGATTATATCTTTCGCGTAAATGGCATTTATTATTTTGATATACGTTATATTCTCAATGCTTATACAGAAGATGTCAGAAAAGAGCATAATCGTATTATACGTTATAATGAGCAGTTAGGTGAAATGACCAGAGAATTTGACCGGCTTCTCAAAGAACATCATGCCATCAAAAAAATGCTTGATGATTGGACCGCTCGCCAGGAGAGAGGCGGCGAAGTGGAGTGAATGAAGCCATTGAGAAGGTGCTCAACACATTGGATGTCCTGAGAACGAACGATGAAATAACCTACTCGGCATACTCCATGTTGCATGACGAAATATCCATGCTCGATGATCTGCTGAAAGAACAGGAACCGAGATTACTGACGCTGGAAGAAGCCTGTGTTTTGGACGTATGCTGGCTCGAATGGAGGAGACACGGAAGAAAGCCCGTAGCATGTAGAATTATCATGCGAAAAGATTACGCGGGAGATCCAATGCCAGTTGTACATAGGTTTTTTGAAGAACCTACTGGCTATAGCAAAAAGAATTACGGAAAAGATTGGCGCTGCTGGTCTGCCAAACCAACCAATGAGCAGAGACGGGAGGCTAAATGGGGTGTTTGAAAAAATGAGCAAGTGTCCCGTTTGCGGTGGACGCGTGGTAGCTGAATATATTGGCAGCTATGGGGATGTATACCTTATCGGTAAAAATGGCCAGCCGCGTAAGAGAAGAATGAAAAGATACGTCTACGAGACGGATGGAAATGAGCCGATGATTTATTGTAAGGATTGTGGGTTCGGAATAAAGAATACAGGTCGGGAGATGAAGCTGGAATGACTGTTAGTGAATGGCAGGAAGATTTCAAGTCCTTTATCAATGAATTGCAGCTGCTTCGTGATGATTACAATGGGATTATGCTATACATCGACGAAGGAGCTGAACTGCTCAAAGTGCAGGTGCAGGAACCGATCGTACATTGTAAAGACTGTGAATATGGATTATATACCGGCACAGAATATCATTGTGATAAGCACAGCGGGCACGAGAACAGACTTGGAGAGGACCAGTATTACAAGGAGTGGCATAACGGCAGCTGGTTCTGTGCCGACGGCAAAAGGAGGGAGAAGCGAGAATGAAAAGTATCTCCTTGTATCAGTGTGAAATCTGCGGTAATCAATACAAGTTTTCCAGCGACGCGGAAGCATGTGAGAATTTCCATATCCGGCCGAAAGGTAAAGAGCCAATATTATATGAACGCTATCAGCCATATCATGAACAGGGAGCAAGCGCGTATCCGCACACGATCACGGTGGTCATGAGTGACGGACGCGAAATTATGTACAGGCGGTGAAATGGAATGAGGCCGATTGATGCGGATGCGCTAATAAAAATACTTGAACCGCATAGTATGAGAAACGGTGCTGCTCTTGGATGGCACAGCGGTCTCATAGATGCCGTTATTGACGAAATACGAAAAATGCCGACCATCGGCGGCTGGATCAGCGTAAAGAAAAGATTGCCAGCAGAAGAAGATTACAAACCATGCAGAGATTATCCAGAAGGTGCTGTGCTTTGGTTTAATGGTTTTGAATCCGGATTTGGATGGTATTATACAAGCACAAAGGAATGGGCTGATTCAAATGATCGAGGTATTACTAACGTCACCCACTGGATGCCATTTCCTGAAAGGCCGAAAAAGACTGAATAGGAGTATAAAATGGCGATTATAAAACAATGCGATAAATGCGGAACGCTAACCAATGTCAACGCGTTGATAACCATCAACAGAAAGAGAAAGCTCTATAACCAGCATGATGGTGATTATATAGATAGTGTTCCGGTCGATTTTGACTTATGCGAAAAGTGCGCCAGAGAGGTAGAGTTGCTTTTCATAAGTGAAGAAAAAGCTGATGCGAGAATATTTGTTTGAATCCCATAACTTAAGTAGGAGTTTAAGCTGGTATACGCCTGATGCTATTGGCGGCGTATAAGGAGGTGATGCTGGATGACCATTACTGATACTCATGATAAGACTTGGATGGTTCCTCAGTAGCTTAGCCCCAAGAGATGGGGCTAAGTAACTTAAATAACACTTTTATGCGGTGGTGCAAGCATAGCACTCCGCCGGGGTGTAGGCGCAGCAGCCGACAGCCGGGGGGCAATGTCAGGTGAAATGCCTGTCCCGCATACTCTTAGAGGATGGGGGGACAATAACATGAACGAACGGCGCGAAAGCAATACTGAAAAAGAAGAACGGTTGCTGGAAGAAAGCAGAACAATTAAAAGGCCGGGCGACTTCAAAAGTTGGGATTTGCGCGACATGTCTGAATTGTTTTGGCTGAAACTCGGCGAATATGTTAAGAATCCCACCTTTGAAGCCTTCCTGTTGATGTTGAGAGCGTGGGAATGGGCAGTACACGAGGACAAAGCCCTCGCGAATTCGTTTATCCACGCCTTGAAATGGTGTAAAATCAACTCCTGGTGGGAAGAAGCGGAGAAACACGGGTGGAAATATTAAATGGCATTTTGAGGGGTGGCGGAATAGGTAGTCGATAATCAGGCATAAGAGAACTCGGCTGGTCAGACGTGACGGCTCATGCGGTGAAAGTCCGGGAGGTACGTCAGTCGTCTGCTGCGGTAAGGTAATGGTGGGGATTCCATTTAATGACCTTTCGAGAAGGATTCAAAAGAATCAGAAGTAAAACGAGGTGTCAGTACACGCCTATCTTATGCTATGTGAGGTGCAAATCCTCACCCCCTCAATATCAGATCATTCTTTAACTATCAGGAGCGTCAGCGGCCCTGGACAGATGCCAGATCACTTTCGGCAAACCTTTTTCACAAGAGGTTTCCTCCTTTCGCTCAAACCTTTTTCATGGTCGATGATACTCGCGGGCGGAGGGCTCTTGGAGGGCGGGTTGGGTTCGCGGTCCAATGCCTGCAAATTCCCCGGCTCTGGCCGCTTTCCGGCACGGATGGTATACGGGATGCCAAATATCCGCAATGCCGGAACGCTGATGTTCTGATAATACTCCTGTCCCCACTGAGCGATAAGCCGCAGGAGGGAAAGAGCGGCGGGAACGAAAAGGGATAACCGCCGTGACTATTTTAGACTATTGGAGGGTATCATGGACGAACTGAAAGCCTGTCCTTTCTGCGGGAACGATGCTGTTATGGAAACGTTCACAACGATGCTGGAAAAGGTTCCGAGGTTTCGGGTCAGGTGTAGTAACTGCACGGCTGATATTGGCTGGGATTTCTTCAAGATCGAAGATGCGAAGGCGGCTTGGAATCAGCGAAAAATCAATATAAATCAATAATCTAAGCACGTCGCATAGACTAATAAAGATTATTTAAAATCATTCTTGCCCAAATTTTATAGAAGGAGAAAGCGTCATGGCAAAGATTAACTTTACCGTTAATTTGGAAGATGAAAAGGTTTTGGATGAAGCAGCCCAGCAGGCAATCAAGGGTTATGTTCGGAAAATTGTTCAGGAGGAATTTAAGATCAAAATAGCTGATGAAATCTGGACTACAGTAACGAGATATATTGAACAAGTCGCAGAGGCAATAAAGAAAACCGGTTGGTATTCATCAGATCCAGTAATTCGTAAATCCATGCAAGAGAAGATACAGGAAAAGGCGGCTGAATTAAGCATAACAACCGATGGCCTGAAAAAAATGGTCGATGATTATATGAAACCCATTGGTGAATATGCGAACGAAAAGGCTAAGGCTCTGAAAGACAAAGAGACCCAAATAGATGATGCAGTTGCCCGACTGGTAAGGGAAAGGGTCGATGCCCTATTCAAAACGACCCTGACAACCGCATTGGCGGAAGCACTCTTGAAGAACGGAGAAAAATGATATGGGCGTTAAAACGAAAATCGACTGGTGCGATAGCTCATGGAACCCAGTCACGGGCTGCCGGAACGATTGCCCCTATTGCTATGCCCGCTGGATTGCTAAGCGCTTCGGCGCTCATCTGGGCGACCCGTGGAAAAATGGAAACCATGTGCTTGATCAGCCTATGCGCACGACAGAAACCTATGAATATATGCGCATGGCAGGGATCAAAGAAGGCCCTGCTCTCCCCTATCCTTATGATTTTGAGCCTACCTTTCACCGCTACCGGCTGGACATCCCGGCCAGATGGACCAAGCCCCGCACGATCTTCGTTTGCTCGATGGCCGACCTGTTCGGGGACTGGGTGCCGGACGAATGGATCATTCAGGTTTTGGAAGCCTGCCGCAAAGCGCCTCAGCACCGGTATTTATTCCTCACCAAAAACCCGAACCGGTATGACGAACTGGAAGACAAAGGAATCATCACACCGGCGGACTGTAATTTCTGGCTCGGAAGCACCGTCACCGTGGAAACGCGGGACAAGATGCACTATCACAGCAAGATGCACACCTTCCAGAGCTGCGAACCCATGCTGGCACCATGGCCCCCGGCCGGGAAGGTCAACGAGGAAAGCCGGAAGAATAACTGGCTCCCGGAATGGATTATCTTCGGAGCCGAAACCGGGAACCGGAAAGAGAAGGTCGTCCCGCCGAAAGAATGGATTGATAATGCCGTTCAGATGTGCCGCAACATGGGGGCCGCTGTGTTCATGAAGGAATCGTTGAAGGGAATTATGGGGCCGGATTTCGTCCAGGAATACCCTTGGGAGGTGACTTGAAAATGATCATGGGAGCGAACGAGTGGATTCAGGAAATCCACAAAAATGCAATGGATCATGGCTGGTGGGAGCAGGACCGGCCCTTCGAGGAAGTGCTCGCCCTGATCCACTCCGAATGGTCCGAAGCCCTGGAGGAAGACCGGGCGGGCCGGCTGATGGTATGGCACGGCTGCAAGGCTTCCGTATCCTGCCCGTGCGAGCTTTGCTTTGAATGTATCAGCAAAGACCAGTTCCCGAACGGAAAGGGCTGCGTCGATTACCGAGACAAGCCGGAAGGCATCGCCGTGGAGCTGATCGATGGCTGCATCCGGATCATGGACTGGTTTGGAAAAATGGGCTTTTCCGTGCCCATGGGCAGCGTGAAAAAGATCGGGGAAATCGGGATGGACCCGTCCTATACGTATTACGGCCTGATCCATGCCGACGTTCCGGCTTTGGTTTGCAATCTGCATCAAATTGTCTCCAGGGCGCTGCGGACAAATCCGTTCATGACGGCAGAGGAAAGAAACAAAACGAGGTGCGCGGACCTGTTTGACGCCCTGCCCGTGGTTTTCGGCTGGCTGATGAACCGCGGGATCGATCCGGAGCCTATCCTCTGGGAAAAGCACCAGTACAACATCACGCGCCCATATAAACATGGGAAACAGTATTGACCGCATCCGGGCAGGTGAAATACAAGATGAAAATGTCGGGAAGTCAAATTTATAGCATGATCCAATCCTGCGCTGATATTACGGAGGCGATCGCCAAGGTGGAAATGACCGAAAATTTTTCCGAGGCCAATTCTTACGCCATCACCGGCGCTATGCTGATGCAAATCAAAAAGGTCTGCATTGTCACGGGGGATCTTCTCAACGACGTGTCTTTCAGAGTGGAATAAACGGAGGTTTCCATGAAAGCGAAGGAATATTTTGACAAATACCATGAGGCCGTCATAAAGGAAGCGAGAAGCAGCACGCTGAACGGCACGGGGGCAATGAATCAAATGTTTTTGGATTTCAAGAACGAACTGCTTGAAATCGCGGAAAGCAGGAAGATCAAACTGCAGCGCAGCTTCCTGGCCGTCATTGAAGAGCAAAACAGGAAATGGAACGCGGTCGCGGCTATGTTCGTGCAGAAATACGGGGTTCCCGTCCTGAAACGGAACGCCTTTTCCAAGGTGATCCTGGGGATGCTTGAAGAACAGGAAAAATAAATTCGGCTCAAACGCGCGGAGGGAATCCTCTGTATTTATAAAAAACGACGGAGGCGATTGATCATGAGATTATTCAGCACCGAACAGGTTTCCAAGTACCACCCGGATAAGTTCTGCGACCAGATCAGCGACGCGATCCTGGACGCATGCCTGGCGCAGGACCCAAACAGCCGGGTGGCCGTGGAGTGCATGGCGAAGAACAGCAAGGTTTTCGTCTGCGGGGAAATCACGACCATGGCCGACCTCAACATTGCGGGGATTGTCAATAAGGTTTCCTGCGGTCTGGGCTATGGAAACGTGGACGTAAAGACTATGATTTCCTACCAGTCCGAAGAAATTGCCGGCGGCGTCGGCGCGCATGAGTGGAACGAGGACATTGCCGCCGGGGATCAGGGCATCATGTTCGGCTATGCTACGAGGGAATCGGAGACCGGTCTTCCCTTTGCTTTTGACCTGGCGAACCGCATCATTCAGGCGATTGAAAATGATATTGAGCTTCACCCGGCGGAAACTCCTTTCCGGGGGGACGCCAAAACCCAGGTGACGGTGGACCTGGATAAGCCTCAGAATTTGTCCGTGGTCAAAACTATTGTCGTCAGCGCGTGCACCAAGAAAGATTACCCGCGCAATTTCCTTGAAGGTTACATCCTGGAGCTGCTGCATCGAAGCAACTGCTATGCTCCGGATGCTGAGTATATGATCAACCCGGCGGGCGCCTGGACGATGGGCGGCCCCGTGGCGGATTGCGGGCTGACGGGCCGGAAAATCGTCTGCGATCAGTACGGCGGGTTTATGCCGGTCGGCGGCGGAGCGTTCTCCGGAAAAGACCCCTCCAAGGTGGACAGAACCGCCTCCTACATGGCCCATGAGATTGCCAGAACCGCCCTGGAGATTTTCCCCAGCCTCAACTGGTGCAAGGTGCAGCTGGGGTACGCGATCGGCGTCCGGGAACCGGTTTCCGTCATGGTGGAGAACGACCAGAGGATCCCCATTGAAGAGTGGGCGCGCAGGACCTTCGACCTGACGCCCTACGGCATGGTCCGGTATCTGCGCCTCCTGGAAGGCGGCTTTGAAAAAAGGGCCGGCGGCTGCCATTACCGCTATCCCTTCAAAAACAGAGAAAAAGAGGGGGTTTGACGAATGAGCAGGGCGAATAACGGAGCTCACTTTATCGGCAATTTGACCAGGGATCCGGAGCTCACCAAGGTGGGAGAATATTCCAAATGCACCTTCTCCATTGCCGTACAGCGGCAGAAGGCGGGCGCGGACGGCGTCAGGAAGGCCGATTTCATCCCGATCGAAACCTGGCGCTCGCTGGCCGATAATTGCGGCAAGTACCTGACCAAGGGCCGGCGGGTAGCCGTCGACTGCCATGTGCAGACAAATTCCTGGGAAGGCGAGGATGGGAAGAAGCGCTTCTCCATCGCCTTTGTGGCCGATGACGTGGAGTTTCAGCCGATGAACCGGGGAAATGACAACGCTCAGAGCGGCGCGGCGGGATATCATTCCCCGGACGTTTCCTCCGGCGCGTCTGCCGGCGACGGATATGTGCAGGTTGACGAAGAAGAATTGCCCTTCTGAGGCGCGGAGGTGAAGAGAACGTGACAAGGGATCAGGTGGATCAGTATCTTGCGTCGTACCGGGAGTGCGTCGGGCGGGCCGGAAGCCTGCAGCTGAGTTTGGATGCTAAGCTGGCGGAGGTGAATCAGTGGAAAAATAACCTGATCGCGGATGCAGCTCTTGACACTCCGCAGCATGAAGAAGGGATGCCCCACGGCTCCGGCGTCGGCAATCCCGTGGAACGGATCGTCCTGAAATATGCCGACGGCTTTGTCCCGGACGAAATCCGGGAGGCCGAAAAAGAAGCGGAGGCCATGGAACGGGAATTGGAAAGCAAACTCAAAGTGATCTATTACGTGGAAGCCTGGCTGAAAGGCCTGAATGAGCGGGAGGCCTGGATGATCCAGCACAAGGTGATCGATACGGATTATTCCTGGCGCGAGGTCATCGTGATGTACCGGCTGCAGTACGGGGAAGAATACAGCCGGGACGCCCTGAAGCGGATGAAGGACCGGGCAATGGAAAAGATCTACGGGTACGCGGCGTAAAAAAACGCCCTCGTCGAAAATGCACCCCCCGTGTCTCCGGTTTTGCTTGTTTTCAAGTCCGAAAATTTGTGATATGATTATGTCAAGGAAGCGCAGGCCGTAAGGCTTGCGTTTTTAATTTGTTTAAACGATCTATATCCGCCGTCTGTCACCTGTCTTTGATCAACGGGAAGGGCGGCGAGAAACAAGCTGAAATGGGCTGTTTTATGGCACAGAAACGAATCGACATTGTCTACCGGACGCTGGACGAGATTCAGCCGGACCCAAAGAACCCTCGCCGGAATGATTCCGCCGTTCAACCCGTGATGGAATCCATCCGGGAGTTCGGCTTCCGGGTTCCCGTTGTCCTGGATAAAAACAACGTGATCAGGGCCGGAGATACCCGTTACAAAGCGGCGAAGCTGCTGAACATGACCAAGATCCCCTGTATCTGTGCCGATGACCTGAATGAAAAAGAGCTTCGGGCCTTCCAGCTGGCGGATAACAAGACCACGGAGCTGGCCTCCTGGGACCTGGGACTGCTGGACGCGGAAATGGACGATCTGCTGGGCGTGTTCGACATGAGCCTTTTCGGCTTCCCGGAGAAAAAGAAAAAGGACGGTTCCTCGGTGGATTCGGCCCCAGCCGTCAAGGATGATTATGTCGTCTGTCCCCGCTGCGGAAAGCGGTTTCTGAAAAGCGAAGGCCATCCGAAGAACGATTTTTCCCTGTTCGGCGAAGAGGACGATGCCGATGTCGGCTTTGACCTGGTCGGCCCGGATGAGGACGAAGAGGACGGAGGCGATATTGCGTGAATGAGTTGAAAATCGTATACCGTCCGCTGGACGACATCCACCCCTATGAGCGCAACCCCAGGGATAACGACAGCGCGGTGGACGCGGTGGCTGCGTCGATCCAGGCCTTCGGCTTCCTGGTGCCGATCATCCTGGACAATGAAAAAGACCTGGTCATCGTGGCCGGCCATACCAGATATAAGGCCGCTCAGAAGCTGCATCTTTCGGAAGTGCCGACGGTGCTTGCCGACGACCTGACGGAAGAACAGGTGAAAGCCTACCGCCTGGCCGACAACCGGACGGCGGAAATTGCCATCTGGGATCTGCCGATGCTGGGCGAAGCGTTTGAGGAAATCGGAGACGCCTTCGATATGGGTGACTTCGGTTTTGATCTGGCCGGAGGGGATATTTTCGTGCCGAAGGACACCAGCAAGGAAATTGATACGGGGGCGTTTGACGATGAAACCTTTGAATACCAGTGCCCAACCAGGAAGAATGATTCAGCTCAGAACCACGTCTTCCCCTGGCGTTGGAAGCTGGCGGACCTGAAAGATGTCCCCTGGAACGGGCTGAACGTGTTCACGTGCTTTTCCTGCGGCGGCGGTTCGTCGATGGGTTATAAGCGCGCCGGTTATCACGTGATCGGGAATATAGAAATAGATCGGGATATGAATACTATATATAAATATAATCATAAACCGAAATATAATTATAATATAGATATAAGAGATTTTATATCTATACCAGATCAGGAATTACCGGAAGAATTGTTCAGGCTGGACGTGCTGGACGGCTCCCCCCCATGCTCCGTGTTTTCAACCGCTGGCGACCGGGAAAAGGGATGGAATACGGAAAAGCAGTTCCGGGAAGGTCAGAAGATGCAGCGGCTGGACGACCTGTTTTTCGCCTTTATCAATGTTGCGGAAAAGCTGAAACCCCGGGTGGTGGTCGCGGAGAACGTGAAGGGTCTGATCACCGGGAACGCCAAGGGCTACGTCAATGAGATCGTCAAGGCCTTTCGGAAGGCCGGTTATGTGACGCAGATCTTTCTGTTAAACTCCGCGTACATGGGCGTCCCCCAGGCCAGGGAGAGGGTCTTTTTCATTGCTCACAGAGAGGACCAGCACTTCCCCAAGCTCAAGATGGAGTTTCATGAACCGGTGATCCCGTTCGGAGAGGTGAGAACGGCAGAGGGCGAACTGATCAAAGATGGCAAGTATTCGGAACTTCTGCGTTTGAGGCGTCCGGATGATAAAGACATTTCAAGCATATATCAGCGCGTTTATGGGAAAAAGTCCGGGTTTAATAACGTCATTGTTCATGATGATTGTGTAGCGCCGACGCTTGGAAGTTCAAACATGCTGTTCAGATATTATGACGGAAAGAAGTTTTCCGCAGGCGACTTTATCAACATCCAATCCTTCCCCCAGGATTACAACTTTCTGGATCAGTCGCCGAAATACGTGTGCGGCATGAGCGTTCCGCCCGTGATGATGGCGCAGATTGCCAGGCAAATCTATCTCCAATGGCTGCGCTGTTCCGGGTGAGAATAGGTCGCAGATGAAGCGGGTGGTGACGTGGCGAACGAAAAGAACCTTGTACCAAATTCAGAAAGAACACCGAGCGAACGCCGAGAAAACGCAAAGAAAGCAGGTCAGGCCAGCGGAGCCGCCCGCCGCCGGAAACGGGACGCGAGGAAGTTCATGGAGGCGGCGCTGAAATCTATCCCGCCGCTGGACTCGAAGAGCAGACAGAAACTGGAAAGCCTGGGCCTGGCCGGTACTGGGAAGAACAAGGACACCTACAATCTGGAAATGCTGCTGACCGCTACCCTGGTGCAGAAGGCGCTCCGGGGAGACGTCAAAGCGCATCGTCTGATTTTGGAAATCATGGGCGAGGATGCCCGGAGCCGGGCGGCGGCGGACCGTCTGGAATTCGAGCGCGAAGTCATGATGAACGGCAGCCGGGAATCGGACGAGCCTGTGGACGACGGCTTCATTGAGGCCATGCAGCAGGCCGCCGGCGACGTTTTTGACGATGAGCCGGACCAGCCCGACCACCTTGAAACCTAAGTCAAGGCTTCGCCCGTTTCGATTCCGCCCATGGTCGAAGCGGCAAAAACAGATTTTCCTCTGGTGGACAGATTCCAGCCCCTACAGGGATTACAACGGGATCATTGCGGACGGATCGATCCGGTCTGGCAAGACCCTGTCGATGTCCATGTCTTTCGTGTTCTGGGCCATGCACACCTTTGCTTCCCAGGACTTTGCCTTCTGCGGAAAGACCATCGGCAGCCTTCGCCGAAACGTCATCAACAACCTGAAAAGAATCCTGACGCAGCGGGGCTTTGACGTGGTGGACCGCCGGGGTGATAATCTGCTGATCATCACCAAGGACGGCGTCACCAACAATTTTTGGCTTTTTGGCGGCAAGGACGAGAGCAGCCAGGACCTGATTCAGGGTATCACCCTGGCCGGGATCCTGTTCGACGAAGTGGCCCTGATGCCCGAATCCTTTGTCAATCAGGCCACGGGCCGCTGCTCTGTGGACGGCGCGAAGTGGTGGTTCAACTGCAACCCCGCCGAACGGCTTCACTGGTTCAAGCGTGAGTGGATCAACAAGTACAAGAAAAAGAAGCTCCTGTACATCCACTTCACCATGGATGATAATTTATCCCTTTCGGAGGCGACCAAAGAGCGCTACCGTTCTTCCTATGTCGGCGTGTTTTACCGCCGGTATATCGAAGGGCTGTGGGTAGCTGCCGAAGGCCTGATCTATGACATGTGGGACGACGGATTGAATTCCTTTGCCCTCAAAGAGGGCGGCCCCCGTCCCTTTGTCCGGGAGATATGCACCCGGTATATCGCCATTGACTTTGGCGCCACCAACCCCACCGTCTTCCTGGACGCCTACGACGACGGGACGACCTTCTGGATCGAAAAAGAATATTATCATGATTCCAGGGATTCCCTCGACAAGCGGCAGAAGACGGTTTCGCAGTATGCGGACGACTTCGAGGAATTTGTGGGCCGGGACAAGGGCGTGATCGCCATTGTCGACCCTTCTGCCGAAGCCTTCCAGATTGAGCTGAGCGCCCGCGGCTATAACGTCATGGACGCCGACAACGAGGTCCTGGAAGGGATCCGGTATACGTCCACCATGATTTTCAAGCGCAGGGTCATGGTCGAAAAAAACTGTATGAAGTTCCGCCAGGAAATAGAGGGGTACATCTGGGACGAAAAGGCCTACCTTCGCGGCGAGGAAAAGCCGGTCAAGGTGAGGGACCACGCAATGGACGCCCTGCGCTACCTGATTAAAACGATCGTATCGAAATGGAGGCTTGCGGCATGAGCAAAAACAGAGCAAGGCGGCGGCCTTCCGCTGCCCGTCCGGCAAATGACCGACGTTCTGTTCAAATCCTGCAGCCCGGAGCGAATCCCGCTCCGGGCCTTTCGCTGGTTGGCAGAATGACGATGGACGAGCTGCTGAACCAGTACAACCGGATGGGCGGACAGCAAAACATCCTTGGTAATAACCGGTACGCGGCGAACAGGCTGACCCAACAGTATCAGCTGTTGAATTCCTTCTACCGTGGGGACTGGCTGGCCGGAAGGATCGTCGACACCATCCCCGAGGATATGCTGAAAAACTGGTATAAGCTCAAATGCCAGGTGGAGCCCGGACAGACCAACGCCCTGTACAACGTGGAGCGAAAGACCAGGCTGAAATCCCAAATCCTGGAAGGGCTGCGCCTGGGCCGTCTCTACGGCGGGGCCGCCGGTATCATCGTGCTTAAGGGTCAGGAGGATATCCTGGACCAGCCGATGAACATGGACGTCATTCTGCCCGGTTCTTTCAAAGGGCTGATCGTCGCCGACCGCTGGAACGGCGTTTATCCTTCCACCGAGCTTGTGAACGACCCTTCCGATCCGGATTTTGGGCTGCCCGCCTATTACAAGTTTTCCATGGACGAGAACAACATGGATTACGGTATCACGGTGCATCACAGCCGCGTCGTCCGGTTCACGGGCCGCTGGCTCCCCTACCTGGAGCGGATCAATGAATTGTATTGGGGCATGAGCGAGCTCGAGCACGTCTATGACGAGCTGAACAAGCGCAACTCTACCAGCGCCAATATCGCCCAGCTGGTTTTCCAATCCCACCTGAGAATCCTGAAAATGGACAGGTTCGGCCAGGCCCTGGCCTTTATGGATCCGAACAGCCAGCGGGCGCTGTACGCCACCCTGGAAGCGCAGAACAAGCTGATGAACAACATGAGCTTGCAGATCATGTCCAAGGACGATGAATTCCAGACGTTCCAATACAGTTTTTCCGGCCTGTCGGATGTGTATGAACAGTTCATGATGGACGTATCCGGGGCCGCGGAAATCCCCGTCACCAAGCTCTTTGGCCGCTCCCCCGCGGGGCTGAACTCCACCGGAGAAAGCGACCTGACCAACTATTACGACACCGTCAAAAAGTGGCAGGAATCCCAGCTTCGCCCCATCTTTGACAAACTTCTCCCGATTCTCTGTCTGTCCGCCTGGGGCGCGATCCCGGACGACCTGGACTTTGATTTCAACCCCGTCCGCGATACCAGCGACCAGGAAAAGGCGAACCTGATCAAGCAGTCCGCCGACGCTATCAATTCCGTTTATCAAAGCGGGGTGATCAGCCAGAAGATCGCCCTGAAAGAGCTCAGAGAGAGCGGCAAGCAGCTGGGCATGTGGACCAACATCACGGACGAGGACATCGAAAAGGCGGATGATTCCATCGCCCCCGAGGAAGCGCCCCCGCAGTTGAAAGACCTGCCGGCTGCCGGTGATGATCCCGCGGTGCTGCAAGCCCAGGGAGGAAGCGAAGATGTTGAGTGACAGAAGCGTGATGCGGGTGCTGAACATCATCCGCAGGAAGAAAATGACCGCGGACGAGGGCCTGCGCCTGATTGTGGCCGATCAGGGGTACTCCTACTCTGAAAAACATGCGGCGCAGACCATATTAAACGATCCTGAAGCCTTTGACCTTTTCCTTGAAAAAGACGGCGGAAAGGGCTCCGGCAACTTCGGGCACAAAGGAAGGCCCGGTCAAAGGGGAGGTTCCGGCTCCGGCGGGCTTACCAAGGTTTCCGGCGGCGAAATCCATGCGAAGGGCTATTCGCTGACCAGCAGCGAAGTAGGCCGCAGCAAGGGCTCGGACCGCAGCTTTGTTTCCAAGGGAACGCCCACGAAGGCCATGCCCAACGGTACGGGCTCGACCGTGCTGAGCGAAGGCGACCTGAAAGAGGGCGTCCATTCCTGCGTAAAGTACCTGACCCCGGACGGCAGCCTGACCCCGGAGCGGGAAAAGCTGCACGCCGACGCCGTCAACGAGATTTTTGAAGGGAAGCAGCCCGTCCCCGAAGGGGAGCAGAAAACCTTCTATGTGTTGGGCGGCGGTCCTGCCTCCGGCAAGAGCCACCTGACCAACCCGGAAACCTGCGCACAGTTTGGGATGCCGTCTTCCAAGGACTGCGCCACCATTGACGCGGACGAAATGAAGAAGAAGCTCCCTGAGTACGGTATCAAGAACCGGGAAGCCGCCGCCAATTTCGCCCATGAGGAATCTTCCGCTATGGCGAAGCGGGCCATGCAGGCCGCCTTTGATAATGGCTATAACTGTACCCTGGACGGCACCGGAGACGGCTCCGAGGCCAGCCTGATGAAAAAGATCAAGTCTGCCCGGGATAAGGGCTACAAGGTCGAAGGCGCGTATGTCACCGTGCCGACCGATATCGCCGTCGAGCGCGCCGTCGCTCGCGGCAAGAAAATAGGCCGCGTTGTTCCCGCGGAACGGATTCGAAAAACCCATGCCGATGTATCCAGGATCTTCCCCAAAGTGGCGAGCGAATTTGATCACGTGACGCTGTATGATACCAGGGCCGGGAAACCTGTTCTGATTGCCGAATGTTTCAGAGGGCAGCAGATCACCGTCCACAACCAGCAGCTCTACGATGATTTTCTTGCGAAAGGAAAGTAATCGTACTGACAAATAGCCGCATTTGCTGTATAATGTATGTGGGAGGTGATTTCTGTGATTCGCGAAAGCAGATATACGGCCATCCTTCAGGCTGCGCAGTACAAAGATCCATCCATCTGCGGCGGGTTCAAGAACGCAGAAGAAGAGGAAGCGTACAATGAAAACGTCAAGTGGTTCGATGAGCTACGCGAACAATACGGCGGCGATCTCAGCGGGATAGAAATTGATATCCCCTATTCCTATGAAGACGCCGAGGACGAAGACGAAGAAGACGAATAAGCCGCTAAGCAAGCCTTTTAAGACAGTTCGTTTGAAGAAGCCTGCGGCCCGGATTCCTTCGGCTTTGATTGGCATACCAACAATGCCGCCTGGAATATTTATCTTTCCTGCTTCTGATAGATCGGCCAGCTTATAGGCCATAATCTTTTTTCTTCGGGATCGTACCCCTTTCGGGGTGCGGTCCTCTTTTTATGCGTTTTTTTAAGGTGGTGGAGTGTGTGGCGTTGATGAATAAGGCGGACATGGCCGCCATGGAAGCGGAGCGCCGCAAAAACGAACGGATGTACAAGCGGATGCTGATGCCCTGCGTCCGGCAGATTGACAAGCAGATTGCCGACCAGGAAGAGCCGTCGAAGCTGATCGCCAGGCTCAGACAGTTTTCAGAAAACCTTGGGTTCCTGAAGATCGTGGAGCGGGCGGTCGCCAGGATGATCAAGTCCGTCGGCTTTTCCGTCAGGGGCACCTGGAAGCAGGCGGCGAAATCTTCTACCCATGGAAAAACGGTCCAGTCCTCTTTGAGGAACGACGTCCATAACACCGCCGTTCGGGCGGCGGCCTCCGAGATCGTCGCCAACAACTCCCGCCTGATCAAGACCGTTCCCCAGGATATCGCGTCTCAGTTTTCCGATTACGCCCTGCAGATGACGACGAAGGGCGTCCGGCCCGCCGAGATCGTCGAAGAGATGAAAAAGAAAGCTCCCCAGCTTGCCGCCTATCAGATCCGCCGGATTGCCCGGACGGAATCTGCCAAAGCGGCGACCGCCATGATGCAGGCCAGATGTCAGGCCATCGGCTGCGAATGGTACCTGTGGCACACCTGCGAGGACGAAAGGGTCCGCAGCACCCACGCCCATATGGAGGGCGTGCTGTGCCGCTGGTCCGACCCGCCGAACCCGGAGGTTCTGTTTCCCGCAAAGGGCATCAAGGCCCACGGAGCTTATCACCCCGGAGGGATCTATAACTGCCGCTGCATTGCCCTGCCCATGATCGATCCGGAAGACATCCGTTTCCCGTGCAAAGCGCACGTGCGCGGAAGGATCGTCACCGTTGGCTCGTTGAAGGAATTTAACAGGCTCTCCGCCGCTTGATTGGATCGGAGGTGAGGAATTGTGAAGAGGACCTTCTGAAGCGCACAGAGGCCAAAATAACCGCATCAAACAGAAACAAGGAAGTGATGTGATTGCTTGCTTATTATGGATCGAGAATCAGCGACCATATGACGGAAACGCCGGAAGGCTTCCTGATTTGCCACGACGTGCCGATCAACCGGACCGGGACGCAGCAGTACCTCCGCCGAGAGATCGGCCTGGAAGGAGACGGGCTCGTCACCGTTGTCCGGGATGAAGAAGAGGTTTTCTCCCGGGCGGCCATGGCTTCTTTTGAGGGAAAGCCCGTCACCCAGGATCATCCGCCCTGCGCGGTTGAGCCGCACAATTACGGCATGTATACCAAGGGCCATGCTCAGAACGTCCACCGGGGAACCGGCCAGGACAGCGATTTGAGCATGGCCGATCTTTTTATCAATGATCCCGACCTCATACGCGCCATCAAAGGCGGGATGCGGGAAGTGTCGTGCGGGTATGAATGTGAATACGTATTCGGCGACGACGGAAGGATCCACCAGCGCGAGATTCGCGGAAACCATGTGGCGGTCGTAGCGGCCGGCCGCGCAGGTCCCCGTGTATCTATAAAAGATTCCAAGCCGGAATCCGAAGAAAAAGAAAGGATTAAAGCTATGCAGGACAAGAACAAGAACAAGAAAAGGCCGTCCATGATTTCCCGTTTCTTTGTGGGCTGGGCGGCTGACAAAGACCAGGACGAAGCTGCCAATGCCCTGGACGAATTGCTGGAAGAGCCCGTCGAAGAAAAGGACGGGGAGCAGCCTGTGGCCGCCGGAGCTACCGCCGGCAGTCCCGCGCCCGCCCCGGCGCCCGCTCCTGCGCCCGCTCCTGCGCCCGCTCCTGCGCCTGAAAAGACGGCGACCGATTCCCCGGAAGTGATCGCCCTGCTCAAACAGGTGCTTGCCAAGCTGGAAGCGAAGCCCGCGCCCGACACCGATCCGATTCAGAACCTGGTCGACGAGCTGACCGGCAAAGCGCAGGCGGCTTCTCCTGACTGCGCCACCCCGGAGGATCAGGAAGCGTCTGTGACCGTTCCCGCCGAGGAAATGAAAACCGGCGACGAGGAAACGGAGCCTCTGCCCGCCTCCGAGCTGCCCAAGAATCCCATTCCCGGCGCGGACAGCGCGATTGCCGTGCTGAACGCCCTGAAGCCCCACCTTGCCAAGCTGCCTGAAAAAGAACGCCGCGCCGCCGCTGACGCTGCTTCCCAGGCGGTCCGCAAAGCGATGGGCCTCAAGCCCAAGGCCACCTCCGATGGTTACGCGGCCATTCAGCAGGCCATGAAGCAGAACTCCGTCAAGAAGACCGGTTCTGTTGTCGCTGATGAGCAGATCGGCAAAAACATCATGGCGAAGTACAACCCCCATTATCAGAAAAAGTAAAGGATGGTGTGAAGTATGCCCGGTAAAGTAATTGGCAATAACCTTCCGATCGGCTTCGCTGGCAATCCGTCCCGGATGAGCGATTGCGTGATCGCCCCCTATCTCTATCCCGCCACCTGCGAAGGCAACATCCGCTTCGGCGAGCCCGTGGTCTTTGACGCTGCCTCCGGCGGTGTGCGGAAAGTCGGCGCTTCCGACGTCGCCGCCAACATCATCGGCATTGCGGTCCGCCGCCTGGGCCAGCCCAAGTCCGACGATGAAAACGGCTGGTATTATCAGCCCGGCGAAGTGGTGGACGTGCTGCTGCGCGGCTCCATCGTGGTTCCCGTGCTGGACGCCACCTCCATTGCGGCCCGCGGCGCGGTGTATGTCTGCAAAGGCTCCGGTGCGAACCGGCCCGCCGGTTCCATCGTCTGCGCGACCGCCAACGACGCCCTTGAGATGGCGAACGCCAAGTTCACCACCGGCAAGATCGACGCGGACCAGGTCGCCGAAATCATCCTGACCGAGCGCGTATTTTAATCCAAGGGAAAGGAGAGAATAACACTATGAATTATTACGATGCGAAACAGTTCCCCGTCCTGACCCTGGACGGCTTCGGCGGCGGCATGATGAGCTTTGACGCCGGCGGCATGGCTTTCCTGGTCGGAGAGCTGGAAAAGCGGGATGAAAAGCTCCATGAGCCTCTTTCCGCCGTGACCTGGCCCCGCGATATCCCCGTCAAGACCGGCGGCGGTTTCGTGGATTCCGTCGCGTCCTTCAACGTGTCCTACGGCTCCACCGGCGGCACGGACGGCGGCCTTCTGGGCCAGGATTCCAATGAGCTGCCCGTGATCCAGGCCGACATCGGCAAGGACAACGTCCCCACCTTCATCTGGGGCCACATCCTGAAAGTCCCGCTGATCGATCAGGAAAAGCTCCAGAAGGTGGGCCGTTCCCTGGATCAGATCTACGACAAGGGTCTGCGCCTGGCTCATGACAAGAAGCTGGACGAAAACACCTACTACGGCTTCCCCGCCCACGGCACCTACGGCCTGGTGAACAATCCCCGGATCACCACCGTTTCCGCCGCTCCTCACACCTCCGGCGGCACGGATACCGATTGGAATTCCAAGACCCCGGATGAAATTCTCGCCGACATCAACAACGGTCTGCAAAGGACCATCACGGCTTCCGAGTACGACAACCGCGGCATGGCGAATCACGTGCTGATCCCCTGGGAGCAGTTCACCGCCATCACCACCCGCAAGGTCGGCACCACTGGCGACAAGTCCATCCTGACCTTCCTGGAGGAAAACAACATCGCCGCCAAGTCCGGCGTCGATTTGACCATCCTCCCCTGCCGTCAGTGCAAGGGAGCCGGCACCGGCAACAAGGACCGCATGGTCTTCTACCGCAACGATGAGGACATGGTCCGTATGAACATCACCGTCCCCATCAAGCGACTGTTCACCCAGGTGTCCGCGGAGCACATTGCCTACCTGACTCCCTTTGTCACTCAGTTCTCCGCTCTGGAGTGGCTCTATCTGACCCATGCCCTCTATGTAGACGGCATTTAATGGAGGATCGACAAGATGGCTGACGTTAAAGTATTCAATAACAAGGCCACCTTCCTGCTGGAAGCAGAGGGCGGCAAAAAAATGAAGCTCACCCCCATGAGCTTCTTTGATGTGCCTGAGGAATTCACCGGCTGCCCCACCTTTAAAATGGGTGTGGCGGCCGGCGTCATCCAGGTTTTCAAGACCACCAAACAGGGTGACAAGCTCGAAAAAGACGCCAACGCCAAAGGCGGCAAGGGCAAGGGCGGCAAGGATCCCGAAAAGGATCCAGATAAGGATCCCGAAAAAGATCCCGATAAGGGTGATGCCGCTTGACCTACTGTCTGACGCCTCAGCAAGCCATTGCAGCGGCCGCGAATATCCCGACCGGCGATAATCCTGAATATACCATCGAAGATTTTCGCCGGTCCATGCCGGCCTTTACCCAGCAGGTCATTGCGGATGAAAATTTGCAGCCCTATGTGGACATGGCGCAGGCCATGGTCCGGGAATCCCGCTGGCGTTCTCTCTGGCGGCAGGGAATGGCCCTGTTTATCGCGCACTTTGTCACCCTGTTCCTGGACGTACCAGCGGAGGGAGCTTCCGCGGAAGAGATCGTCAGCTCCGCCAAATCCGGCGGCCTGATTTCGAGCGAATCCACCGGGGGCGTCTCCGTCAGCTACGACCATTCCACCGCCGCGTCCGACCTGAACGGATGGGGCGCGTGGAAGCTGACCACCTATGGCATCCAGTATGTCACCCTGGCGCGCATGGTCGGTATGGGCATGATGATTGTCCGATGATTTTCCGTCTTTCAATAAGCCCGTTTTTCGCGTTTTAAAAAGGCATCCGCTTGTCATCACGTCTATCCGCAGGACAGCAGCCGAAATTTTCCCCGGCCCCTGAGACCAGCCTGCGGATGGATGGGTGATGCTGACGGATCGCCTTTTTTTATTGCGTTCTTCGGCTTGTTTGGGGGAGAAAA